TAGTGATCTAAGTGCTATACCAGTTGCAGACGCGTATGCTACCTGACCTTCTTGAAGCATTTTCAAGTTACCAGCAGATTTTAAAAACTGATACGCAGCGCTAACAACGAATAATTCCGCTGCTAAAGTGGCATAGGCAGGAACTATACCAGCATTAATAGTTCCTGCCATTTTCGAGAAGTTCTTAGTGCTATTAGAGGACTGCTGACCAACGCCTTTTATTCCTCGATCTGTTTCAAGGGCGGCACCCGTCATAGCTTTTAAAGCCGCACGCGCAGCTTTAGCCTCTATAGCTACTTGACCTATAGTGCCTTTATCGTCGATCACAGCGTCGATATAAATAGTATTTTTTGACATTATCCGCGCACATTATGGGTGAAATTTTTTCCACCGCTTTTTGCCTTACGTTTATCTTTTTCTTGCCTTGCTTTCTCTTTTTCTACGCTATCCTCTATTTGTATAGATTCGTATAGTTTCATTATAAAGAACGTATTCTTTTTATCGTCTATCTCGTATAGCTTAAAAATGTACTCTACGGATGACCAGTCCTTCCCAAGATAAATTCCACTGTTGCTATCATACTTATCTGGTAATAAGCTGAACATAAAAAATGCCACTTGAACTTCCTCAGGAAAATCTGAGGACTCAAGCGGCATCTTTTGTGGGTTCGGTTCTTCATTAAGCTGTTCACACAGTTTAAGGTAAGTCTCGACAGTTATATTGGAGGGCTGTTTTACAAACCGAACAAGTAATGACCGTAGCTCTTTTACTTGTTCAGCGAAAAATTTTCAAGGTCGCCAAGCACTTCATTAACCCAGGCTTCGAAGCGATCTGAGTTTTTCATAAGTGTTACAGCGTTTTCCTCTGTAAATGGCACAACACCTTCAGGGTCTAATCCAGTAATATCCACCAAAAGAAGCTCTTCTAGGTGCTTGTATTTGAATCCCGACCAGCCTTTGATGACTGCGTTACAGTAATTTCTAACGAATTTTTCATCATCTAGAACTTCTTCAGGTTGACGGGAAGTTCTATTGAATTTTGTACTAACGCATTTTTTGCGTAGTTTTAACAGTTCTTCTCTACTAAGGTGACACATAGAGACTTTTACATCGTCAAAGCCAGGAAACTCTAAGTCTACCACACGGCTAGGAACAATAAGATTAGCAATTGAAACAACTTCTGACATTTAAACCTTCCATAAATTATTGGTTAATAAGAAAAACGGGCAGAATCACCTACCCGTTTTTTATTTTAGTATTATTATTATAGTATTACAGACCACAAGAGTCAAGTGCTATTTTTACGCAGCACCAACATATGTTACTGTCAACTCGTCTGTTTCATCAATAGTAGATGGAAGTGCATGGAACGCTACATCAACAGAAATTACATCATCAATAGAGTGCACTGGTATTTCTAAGTGAGCCTGTGGGACTGTTAGAGTCATCTTAGGAGCACTTGCACCACCTACTGCGAATGTAAGACCAAAACTGTTTGTAACAATAGAGGTACTTTCAATTAAGTCTTCAAATAGGTCTGCACTACGGTCAGTATCTACTGTATCAATACCTAAATAACATGTAAAGTTACCAGAAATTGTACGAGTACCAGTTACGTGGCCAAGGGGTTGGTTAACAACACACATTGTTTCTGGTGTTAGATACGTCATATTGTTAGATATGGTAATCTGACCACCAGTAAGTGTTAGGTTATACGCATCTTCAAAATTACCAGTTCCAGAACCAGTAATTGCTAAGCTAGTCAATCTGTTACGAATGAAGTTACTAGTACTATTGATAGCTTCATAGATTGTGGCAGTAGGAGCAGTAGACTCTTCAGAAATGATCTTACCAAAGCCTGACCACTGAATACTAGCGATACCATCAATATCAAAAGTAATTGTAGCTTCGTTTACTGCAGCTGATGAAATTTTATAGGTTGTTGTATTAGCGCCGGAACAAGCACCTAGAACAAAGTATAAGTTACATGTGCCTAGAGTGGTTTTATTAGAGTCGTCAAAGTCAATTACAAGACTTGATAGACCATGCGTCATACCTGTAAAAGTGCTAGATGCGTATGCTGCATCTCCAACTAACATAGCCCATAGAGCTTCTTCTACTGCGTGGTGCTTAGCTGCTGAATCGGCTGCTCCAGCACCAGTACCTGCTGAAATAAATGGTCTAACATATGTAGTTAGTGACCATTCTGCTGGTGCGTAGGAATCATTGAATACTCTACGACCTCTGCGAGATGCGCCTGTTGAGTCAGCCATTTCATTCAACTGAATCTCAGTTGAGTTAGTAGCTTGTGAAAAGCTGAAGCCGTCTAGAACTGGTAGTTCCCAGATAGCTGAGCCTATTTCAATATAGACTTTGGTGTCTCTACTAAAATATAGAATATCGGACATTATTATCTCCTATAACCTTGAAAAACTTGATCTTTAGCTATTGCTAGTGTCAGTATTTTCTAGTACCTAACCGTAACAGATATTTCTCCAATACCTATTGGGTCGAACACACCTTACGTCAGTATCTAATACTTTCTTACAGTGATTTGTTGGGTATACTGCGTATTACCTTGTTTATCAGTATACGCTAATCTACTGTTATCTTCCAAGAGGGTTTCTACATCCTCAAGGATTTTATTCAGGGCTTGAACTGAAGTATCTTCTTCTTTCACATAGCAGCGTATAATTATAGTAAGAAATCTATTCTTAACGCCACCACCAATATATTCTCTAGATTCTGCTCCGGCGTTTAGATGTATTGCGGGAAACTCATCTATTTCGTCCCAGAACTTCAAGCTGTGCTCTACCTGGGAGTTTAAATCAGAAAGCCAAGCTCCAGTTCCATCTATTGTTTTAATTTTTGTCACTAGAGCGTTGACTATACTGTCGCGTCTACTACTATATAACCTATTACTCATGAAAACGACCTTCTAGTAGTGAACTTTGCATTTGTTAGTGATTTGGCTATATCTCGTATAGTCATATCTATTAATCTTCTTGGGTCTCTATTAGTATTTGCTAAAGGTGAGCCACTTCCTGGCTCAAATATAGAATACGGATAACCCATATAGGAATATGTTATAACTCCAGTATTATCTGTAGCTTGATCTATTTTAATAGCTTTTATGCTATTACCAAACCTACCAGTTCTCCAATTTAACCTAGGCGTACCCATATTGGTACGTATCTTACTAGGTAATTGTCTATTGATTGCATTTATCAACTTTAGTGGGCTAGTCTTTCCACCTCTATTAGTAAGGAAGAAAGGTCTTGGCGATTTTGTTATTTTTATTCTACCACTAGAAGGTCTAGTAGTTTCTAGCGTTTTACTAGACTGATTCTTTGGAGTACGTTTTGGATCAAGAGTATTCATTAAGTGATTAGTTAATTTTGTATGTAGAGTGCTTCTACCCTTCAAATCCTTTACTAAGCCAGCAGCGTTCTCTTTTACATATTTTAAAAATATAGCTTTAGTTGCTACATCTGGTAAGCTATTGAATAACGCTACGGTTACGCTAGCTTTAGCAGAAAATGACCCTCTGGCAGTTAAAATCTCTGAATACGCAGAAGCCGCATATTTCACCTGTTTAACGCGAGAGGCGTCAATTTGTGCAGTTTGCGGCGCTGGTATGACAGACTTGCCTTCTACTACTCCAGATGTAGCAAGTACTGAATCAATTGATTTTTTAACTGTTCTAGCTGAATAAGGGCCAGAAGATACTAAATAATATTCTTCCTTAACTCTACCTTTTAATAACGAATAACCTAATGGATCTTTAGCTTTAAAGTTAGCTTCCATCTTTTCCGCTGTAGCTACTGCTGCGGCATACGCCTCTCTAGCTACTTTTGCAGAGAGCTTTACACCTAAGGATGCTTCCAATGTAGATTTAAAAGATTTATACTCTTCTAAAATTATAGCACTACCATTAGCTTTTTGAGCTAACTCTGCTTCTACGCTTGAAATTATCTTAGCTAGGCTCATAATATATTTCTATATAGAGATAAGGTTCTCTTTAAGTGGCCAGGTAGTTCATTGTTATCTACAATGTTATTAACCAAGCTAGTTGATGCAATATTTTGAGAAGTACTCTTATATTGCTCTTTAAAATAGTAAGTTACCATATTGGCTGTAAGAAGCTTTAATTCTTCAGGTAGGGTTGAATAACCTGCCTTATATGTAACTACTACCGCACCGGGGCCGGCTGGCCAGTAAGATTGGTTACCACTACTTACGCGTAATAGTGCCTCTAATTCATCATTATAGTAATAATCATTAGAGGTAAGTGTAGTATAAGAAGCCCCCACACTGCTTCGTTCAGTTACCGATACAATCTCTATAAGTGGGGTCTCTTTTAAATATAGTTCTCTAACTAAGCTAGAGTTATTAAATTTTTGAATTTTGTTCGTGGATACGTAATCAACGAAGCTATTATTACAATAAGCTTTTATTAGGGCACTCACGGAGCCAATTATTTCAGTTAATTGAGTATCTTCCTTAGCAGATGTTATTCCGTTAAGGTTTTTGTACTCAGTTAATGTTATTAAGTCTGCCATATAAATACACTAATAAAAACTTGGGGGAGCGAACTCCCCCTTGTTATTTGGATTAAGACACGTACTTGATTCGTACTGATGGCTCGTTTCCTGCACCGTCACCGGCTACTAGTTCTTGGAAACCAAGAGACTGGCTAGCAACGATGATTCTGCGCTGGTTACCTACTTCGTAATCAGACTCTAGGTTCACACCACGAAGTCTTGGGATTACGTAGCTGCGGACGTTAGCAGCAACGGCTGCCATTGCATCGTTTGCAACTGCTGGGAAGTTATCGGATACAATAACTGGTGAACCGTAAACGGCACCTACTGTACCAACAACTTTCATTGCCACGTCGCTACCAACTTCATCAATGTTCTGGAATTCAGCGTCATTTAGAAGGTCGTAGTAACCAGCCATGCTAACGATATAACCTACATCGCGTGGGTTGATACCATATTTACCCATTGCGCCACGAGCAGCCATCAGTTTAGCAGCAGTTAGTTTAGCAGCATCAGAAATATCAAGAGTTGTAGATGATAGTGCTGAGTAACCTGCTAGACCAGTGATAGAACCTACACCGTTGATTACTGCGTTGTCTACTGCACGAGCGTGAGCACGGGCAACAGCATCGATAAGCATAGGCATTAGGTTTACAAGGATCTGTTCGTCTGTGTCGTTATCAATGTACGTACTTGAAATCAAGCGGTAAGCATTAAGGATAACTTGTTGCACGTCGAATGTATTGTCTGAATCTCCACGCTTTTCAAGGTTACCTTCAGGAGCACCAGTCTTCTGGAAGGTTGCCTTTTCAGAATCAGGCTGGATTGGTAGAACTGTAGCACCGGAAATCACTGGAATTTCACGGAACAGGTTCGCCGCACGTAGCTCTAGACGAATTTCTTGTTCGATTGTACGAGATACTGTCTGGTCGATATCAGCAGCTGCAGTAGTATAATCCACACCAGCTTTCTGGAATAGCTGAGCACCAAAATTGGTGTTGAAGCCTTTACCAGTGATAACACCGATCATCTTAGCTGCTAGGAAGTCTTTTGCCCATGGGCTTAGATCGCCTTTAGTTACACCACGATCGGTGAACTGCATCTTAGATGTGCGCATTGCAGTAATTTCTTCTTTATGCGCTGTTAGGTCTGCCTGAAACTGCTTAATAACTTCAGCCATGTTGGCATCTTTTTCAGCTAGAGCTTTTTGGAAGTCTGCAACTACAGCTTCTGCTCCGCTTTTAACGGCTACAGTCACTGCTGATTTTACGGCTTCTTCTTGAGCTGTTTTAGCTGCGGCTGCTGCGGCTACTGCGTCAGCAGCATCTTTAGCCACTTTAGCTGCGGCTTCGTTATCTGCTTTAATGCGAGCAGCAGTTTCTTCCGCTACTTGCTTAGCATAGGCTTGCAATTCTTCTTTAGTCATTTCTATCTCCTGTTGTGAAGCATCTGCCCCACTTGCCGGTGTGTTACTAGCTATATCTGAGGTATTTACCTCGCCCTTAGCCAGAGACTGACCGGCTAGATCCACACTGTTGTTTTTAAACGTTTTTATAAAGTCTTCGTACGCATCAGTTGAGTCGAAAGACTTTGACAACTGAAAGACAGCAGCCTGATTACAAGGTACAGAAACAACTGAAACCTCTAATAGTTCTACGTCTTTGATAAGCAGTCCACCAGTAGTGTCACTCCAATCGGCATCTTTAATCATGAAGCCTACAGAGAACGCACCTAGAACGCCATCTTTAATAAGCCCAGCGTATTTCTGCGCTGCGCTACTAACTTTTACTACTATTTCCAACCCTTTTTCTAATACGTTAATCTCTACTGCTTTACCGATAGGCTCATCGTAGTCATGATTAAATAAAATAATTGGGTTTTTCTTAAAATTCTCTAAACCACCTTTCTTCCAAGCATCTGAAACAATTACGTCACCAGCTCGGTCTACATCAGTAGTACTAGCCATACCTCGTATGGTCACGCTACCATCATCATTCTCTTTAGCTTTGAATGAGGTTAGTAGCTCAAATTTCTTATTCTGTATCTTCATTAGTCTTGTCCTCAGTAGCAGCGGCAGCTTTTAATTTCTCAGCCATTTGCTCTAGGATTGACTTTGTGGCAGGAGTGGAAGTTTTGGCNATTCTGGCCGCTAGGTCAGGGTTTGCGCTTTTTACCTTCTCTACTGCTCGAAGCCAGTTACCAAGGGATTTTTTTACCGCAGTAATACGATAAGGTGCTTTTTCGCCAAGAGCAAGATACTCACCTTCAGTAAGTATCTTGCCTTTTTGTACGAACAAGTCACCCAGCTCTTTAGTCATTGCTAATCTACGTCCAGGTGTACTCATTTAATTATGCCTCTGCTACAGTTACTACTGCGGTTGCTGAGTTTACTACAGTGTATTCTGAGTATGAAGAACTTACCACTACTCTGTAACTTTCAGCATCTGCTAGAGCTACGTTCTCGATAAGAAGCGTACTATCAGTTTCGCCAGAGATATCAGTCCACGTTACGTCAACTAGAGTCTGCCACTGGTATTCTAAGTTAGGTGCACCAGTTGCAACTACAGTAAGTTCTAAATCGTCGCCTTCTGTTAGTTCGGTTAGAGCGTCCGGCTGAGTAGTTATAGTTATAGTATTGAATAATACGTTTTTAAACTCATCAAAGGTAACTCTAGTGGCAACACCTTGTGTTGTCTTATTCCAGCTACCCCATGTATCTCTTACATCTACGTGTGGGTAGGTTGGTGTTTCAATTTCTTCATACTCTCTTCGAGTAATCATTCTTCCTAAATCTACTACTAAACCTTCTATATAGTCTAGTACGTCACTCTTTACTCGTCTCATTTGGTCGACCTCCTTCACTAGGGTTGGCAGCGGACCCGGCAATATTAGCAGGTATTCGCAACTCGTCGTGCTCGGTTCCCATGTCAGGGAAGCCTAATTCTTTTCTAGATTCATTAGCTGTTATAATGCCACCATTTGTTAATGAGGTAAAATAACTAGCTTGATCTGACATCTCTGGTTGCATAGAAGATATTTTTGTTAAATCTTCTTCAATTATATATCCAAAGAATCTTTCTAATGCAAAGTTTACTTTCTTCAGAATTGGTATCACTGTCTGCAAATAATATAAACGCATATTAGGGCGTAGATTCGCATTATTTCCTGAGTCTAGGAGGATTGGAGGCACTCCTAAAGCTTTCAGGATTGTGGCTTCATTAGTATTAATAGAACTTTCAAAATCTAAGTCCTTGAAGCTAGTATTAGAGATTCTATCGATCTCCATACCACCATCAAGAATCATTGGAGTTCTACCCCCACTTTCTGGGTTATACTTTTGCTGCCACGAAGCAGTAAGACGATCTTTAACTTTTTGAGATAATGTATCTGGAGTCTTAACGACTAGCCCAGTCACTGTTCCATTTTTAAAGAAAGTCTTCTGAAATTTCTTCATCGAAAGTAGTAGAGAAATAGTTTCAGTTGCAGGGCGCAATCTAGAGGTTCCTCGATAGATTGAGTCGAAACTATTCTCTTTAATATGTATAATCTCTGTAACTTCATACCGTGTCTCATTATCAAACATATAATGATCAACGAAAGTTATTTTACTAGGGATTATTTTCATCTTTGATGCTGGTAAATGGTACATATGAGCACCATCCCAGTAAATAAAGATATTTCCGTCCATAATGTAATCTAGGTACAAGTTACGGCGGAAAGAGTTAATATCTTGGAATAAATTAGGTTCGTAGTTTAAAAGGTTATTTAATTTTTGTTTTCTCATCCCTTTAATTACAGGAATGGTACCTTTAATTTGGTCCCCTACCCAAGTAGGAATGCTGCTGATATCATCTACTATCATATTTACAGCACGGTTAACGATTTCAATTTTTTCGTAAGCGTGTGTGTAGTAGTGTGTAGGCTCTTGGGATTGCTCGACCGGCCTATTATCAGCTATCATCTGCTGAGAGGGGTTTAACTTATTTATTGTCTTCTGTAACCAGCCCATGTTTACCTCTTTGTATCTCTACCCAGCGTTGTTGCTTCTTGGCAGTAAACAAAGATGGTTCTTTACCGTAAACTGAGTGCAATAAGAGATGGTGAGTATGACATAGTGTCACAGTTTCGTCGTACATCTGTACTCTGTGCTCTTCTATAAACCTTTCTCGCCACTCTAATACTTGTTCAGGGTCAAGCTTCTCTTTCTTTACCCAGTTAGATAGCATGGTTGTAACGCTATTATAGTGGTGGAAGTCTAAATTTTCTGAGGAGCCGCATATGCGGCAAGCTGAGTCTTTTACATACAAAGCTTTCGCTTTATCTCTTATATATTTCGTTAAGTCTCGTTTCAGTTCCATCAGCTTCTTCCTATTATTTAAATCAGTATATACTACTGGTGTTACACAGTCAAAGAAAATTTTTCCAGGGTCATACTTCTCTTTTAGCCACAACGAAGCTATAGATAGCATATCTTATAGCATCAGCCATGTGACAAGCCATATTATGAACTGGTTTTTCTTTTATCAAGTTAGGGTTAGGATCCCACTGGTACTGGTCTAGAGCAACTAGCACGTTAGTACACTTTTGATCCACAATTAACATATCTTGGTCGACAATAGCACCAACATGGTTGATACCGTCAACAATAGATTTCTTAGCAGCAATTGTACTAATATCATAAATCTGAGCTAAGTCTAGGCGAGTCTGTAAGGCCGCGGAGTCGATGTAGATGTAATCAATCTGCCACTTCTCAATCATTGGCGCTATCTTGGCTACGTGCCTAGCGGTGTTCATATCTGCTAGCTGGTATTCTTCTACAACGTAGTATTTACCAGTTTCCCAATCATAACAAATGACACAGAATGCAGTTGGGTCTTTAGCCCCCATATCTAGGCCAGCTATAATCTCCATTCGCCCAGTTTCTAGGCCGGAAAGATCAGCAACACATTTCTCTGCATCAAACTTCCAAACCTGTCCTTCGAACTGGTTAAAGTCAGCTTCATACTCTTGCTTAAATTCAGCCTCGCTCATAGAGCGACGAGCTTCCTCTACGTCAGACTCAGTCATTCTAGGATTATCTCTCCAAGTAGCCTTAATAGACACCCACTCAGGGAATTCACTAGAGAATCCTCGTTGAAAGAACTCTGAGAACCAGTTGTTCTTACCACGAGGAGTAGAGATGAAAATAGCTTTAGACCCAGGCTTATCTAGTGTAGGACGCAGAGCAACGTTAAACGCCTCCTTCCCATCAGCTAGAGCAGCCTCGTCGAATATAATAAGGTCGTATGATCTACCAACGCACGAGTCAACCTGATTAACAGAACCCATACGTATGGTAGAACCATTTTCCATTACAATAACTTTATCCTTAGTATTATCTTTTGTAACTTCTAAGTCAAAGTGGTGAATCAATTTACGCTGTAATTCAAAGCTAATCTGTGACAGCGAATAGTTAGGGGACATAACTAGAATATTGCAGTTAGGCACTAAAGATACTACCTGACCTATGATATTCGCTATATACGTTTTACCCTGGCGTCGAGAAAGTGCCCCGCAGATGAATCTATATTTAGGATTATTAACTGCGTTTATAATCGCTATT